AACTTTGTATAAAAGGGTTCTGCCCATTCTGTAAGGGGCTGGGGTGTAATCAAGGGCTTGTTGTGTTCCACCTGCAGCTAGTCTTGATTGGAATACGTCTACAGCGATTTGTAGCACAGCTTCTTCTATAGCTGCTACGCCGTTGTATTGTGAAAGGTCATTTGCTGCAGCAATTCCGTTAGGTATTGTGTTATTAAAATCGTCGTGTGGTGTAGCTGCTGTTACTGCAATTTTGTAAGTGTATGGGTCTACTATTACTGTTACGGCTTTATTGCCGTTAATTTTTGCTTCTACGCCTGAATGAGCGATAGATTGACCTACATAAAATTGGTGTGGTCTTGTTGTGTGAATTATTGCAATTGAGGCTGTTTCGTATTTGTGTTTATCTATTCCGACTTTCCATTGAATAAGAAAATCACCAATAGCATCTTCTGAAGTATCTATAATTGCGTTTAATGCTGTGTCATCGTAAAGAGTATTTGGAACGCCAAGTACAGCTCTTAATTGTGCTGCTGTTACTAATACTGGCATTTTATTTCCTCTCGTTTAGGGTGTGGGTGGCACAGGGGCGAACCACCCACACGTTTAGTTGTTTAAGGTTATGCAACCATAAACTTGTATGAACCAGCGCCAATTTTTGTGGCAATTGCTCCATAGCCGTAGTAATTTACGTCGATTTGGCCTGTGCTAATTACGTTGGTGCGTAAGCTCAAACGTGGGCTTTCGTACCAGGTGTAAGCATCTGGGTTAATTACGTACATTGAACCATCGGTAATTGTTGAGCTTCCAACGTTGCGTGATACGTATAGGTCTAGTCCTGCTACGTTTCCACGTAATGATTGTGGGCTTACTGAACCACCAGCGTTGCTTGGGTTTGCTGCTGTGTAGATAGGACGGCCTGCGTCGTTGAGACCCATAATTGCGCCCCAGGCTGCAGGTGAAACTAATAGGTTACGAGCAAATCCTAAAGAGTTGCTATAAACAGAAGTTGCGCCATCTGCAACGAAGTCTAGAAGACCAGCTGCATCAAGTGTTCTGTTTCCACCATCTGTTCCACCATCAAACAGAGCTTGTACTACTGCTGTATCTGTTGCTTTAGCATAAGCAAATTCCATTTGGCGAACTAATTCGTCAAAAAATGCTGGTGAAGAACGGTCTAACAATTCAACTGAGAATGTTTGTTGTCCTGCAAATTTACGAACGTTTACAGTAACAAAAGATGCTGCTGTATCTGTTTCGGAAATTGCTGCTTCTTCAGCTGCAATAGCAACAGTTGGAGCTGTTGTAATCTTAGGAATTTCAAAGGACATTCCAGCTGGTGGCAAAGTCGCACGAGAAATAGAATCTATTGCTCCTCTTTCGCCGTTAGCAATTCCGTTGATAACTTCGGTTGATTGTGGGGTTGGGATAAATGCTGCGTTGTTGGAAGTTGTGTCAGCTGCCATTACATATTGACGGCTATCTTCGTTTCCAAGTGCTGCACGAATGTTGTGTTCTAAGTAAGAAGCTTTTGAGTTGATTGGGCTTCTTGGTGCTGTGAAGATTGCAGGACGCACGTTGCGTTCTTGGGCTTCAACAGCTGGGGTTGCTACAACTTCTGCTGCAACTTCCTCTACTACTTCTGGGGTAACTTCGTTTGACACGAGTTCCTCGCTTTCTGTTGGTTGTGAAATATCTGCGCTTGCAGCTACTTCGGTTATTTGGGCATATTCGCCAAATGCTGGAAATGTGACGTGTGAAACTTCTCTAAGAGTTGCTTCGTTAACAATTACTTGTTCACCTTTGGTAACATAATCGTCAATCATTGCGCCTACGCTAAATCCAGTTCTTAAACCCTCTTGTGCTTCGGCTAATGCGTCGTCTCCTGCGTTTGTTCTGGCGATTTTGAATGTTCCGACAATTCCTTTGTCGTCTTCTTCATATCTTGATAATTTACCTATTGGTCTAGTCATATCGTGTTCGGTGAAAAGTTTTATACCCTCACCAATCTTTAATGAGCCTTGTTGAAAAACAACATCACCCATATTGGTATGTCCTACCTGACCAAAAGGAACAATAACGCCTGTTAATTCACGTTTTGATGAATTAGCTGCGATAATGTCGGTTGAGAATTTAATAAAATTATTCATTTATCAAATCTTCCCTTTCTCTTGCTTCCTCTACTGTCATTACACCTAAAGGAATAAGTTTGCTGTATATATCTGCGCGTTCTTGTGCGCTTGGTGAATAGAATTCTTCTAAATCGTATTTAACAACTGAACCACGTGGGGTTATGTCGTTATCGCTAAGTCTTTGTGTAATACAAGTCATTAAAGGACGTAATGACAAGTCAATCAAGCTTCTGCGTTCAGCTGTAACGTTTGAATAAGTCATTGAACCACCTGCATTACCACCTACGTAATATTCAGGTAAATTACAAGCCCTAGCAATCTCAGAAGCCATATATTGACGTGCTTGGTTTAGCGTTAATTGTTCTGGGCTAAATCCTATGCTTTGAAAATCGATTGTGTCGTTAACAAAAGCTGTGCCACGTGTTTGTCTTGCTTCTTTCCAAGAATTTAATAGGGCTGTAACTCTTTCGGCTGGCATAGGCAAGTTTGATTTCAACACAACGTTAGGTGTTGGTTCATCTGCAAATCTTTTAACTGCCTTTTCTAAAGCCAAAGCTGTTTGTATTGTTATTCCTGCTCTTACAAGTAATCCTTCATCATAACCAGTAAAAGGAATTAAACTTCCTAACCCGTTTTGTGGTACAACTGTGCCATCGACGCTGTAGTATCGGACATTAAAGCCCTCTGCATCTAAAGTTCTTGTAACACGTGAAGTTGAAATCCACTCAGCTGATAAAGGTCGTCCGTCTGTGCCAAGTTCAAGTATTCTTAAATATCCTTGACCTGTAAATAGTAAATCTTCTGCAAGAAATGTATATACAGATTGTCCAGTCATACGTGGGTCTGGTTGTCTAATAAAAGGTGGGGTCGGAACTCTGCTGTTGTTTGATTCGCGTCTAACTTCTAAAGGTAATGAACCGATAGTTGCACAAATAATATTTCTAGCTCTTGCAACGGCTGGTACTTGCATAGCTTGTGCTCTGTTGATTGATGATAAACCAAAATAGTCAAAAGGTTGGGCGTATTGTTGGTAATTGTAAGGCGCTACAGCAGCATCTACTTTGTTTACGCTGTCGTCTGGTGATACACCAAGAAGATTTTGAAAGAAGCCCATAACTTCTAATTCTTTACCAAATCGTTATAATAGTCAAGCACCTAAGCAACTACAATGTCTTGGTTTGCACCACGTATGCCGTACTGTTCGGCTTTGAATACAGCTAGCACCATTGAGATAGCAGCTGTTGATTGTTGTCTTCGCATAATATACCAAGCCCCAGACTCGTTTGCTTTTTTAATACAAGAATTAACGCTAGCTGTTAAATCAGGTTGATTACTATGAGCAAGTCTACCACCACTCATAGCCGACAATGTTGCATCACAAGCCTGGTAGTAGTCGCTTCCTTTAATAACTTCAGCGTTTATGCCAGCTTGCCTTAGTTTGGCTACTACTGAATCACCACTAAACCTGTTAGCAACTATTGCTTCGGCGTTGTAATGTTTAGCCCATTCGGATACACGTCCAGCAATTATTAAATCATCTATTGCGTATTCTGATTCAACTGATTCCATAAGACCTACAGCTATTGAGCCATCATCTAGTACTTGTGTTCCTGTTAATGCCCAGCTTGTTCTTTCTGGTGATATTTCTAAACCTAACCAGGTTGGTCTATCTGGTTTAAGTTGTAAGTTTGGTTGCATACAAGCATTGAAAGACCCAAGTGGCCAAGGGCTGTTCATTGTTGTTACCCACATACTTAAACATTCAGTCATAAAGACTTCTGTGGGGTCTGACATTCTGGCTTTGATTGCTGAGATGTCAATGGTGCGTCCTAGTGCAGGGTTTGCTTCTTTCCAACCCTCTATGTCGTTAAGTTTTCTGTGTGGTGCAGCTGACCATTCCATAAAGTTAATATCATCTTGGGTATCTTTTTCAATTTTTTCTAAAGCACGCTGTCTTAAATTGTTTAGTACAACGCTTTGGTGGTCTCCTGCGTTACTGATGAAAAATCCTTGCGAATTCGGACGAGCCTGCATCGTGTACGCTAAAGCTGAGTATGCGTCAAAGTTTTTATGTTGTCTTACTTCGTCCAGGTAAACAACGTCTGAGGATAATCCTCTAGCTGCGCCTGCTGTGGGTGCAATAATTTTGTAACGACAACCTGTGCCTTTGATTTCTATTTCTTCACGACCATTAGCTCTTGTGATGTGTTTAACTTTACGTCTAAGCCAATCAAAGTTATCTACAACTTCAATGACTTGTCTAAATGTTTCAAGTGAAAGGTCTCTGTTCTGAGCTGTGGCTACTTGTAGTTTTTCGTCCCATAGGTAGAGCCCAGCCAGGATACGCATACGTAGCAAATGTGTTTTACCATTTTGCCGGGCTGCAATAATTAAGTTAGTCTTATGTTGAAATGAGCCGTCTTCTTTAATCTTGCTAGATTCAAGGATTACATTTTCTTGCCAAGGCAGCAAAGGCATACCAATTTGTTTGGCAAACTCAACAACTTCGTGACCTTTAGTTTGGCTCGCTATTGGTGTGGTCTGTAGTCTCGGTTCTGAATTGCCGTAATGCTTCAAGTGGGTCTTCACCAACTTCTAGTTCAGGTTTCTCTTTACGACCAAATAAGCTCAGCCCATACTTATCTAAAATTTGTTGTAACTGTCCCATATACTTAACTTCTTCAATAGGTTTAAGTGTTCCACCATCCAAAACACCAGCTAAAGTAAACGCCATAGCCATACCAGCAGCGTCCAAGTCTGTAATCATTCCCTGACGTAACGCTTCAATATGTGCCCTATCTAATGCAGGCAGAATTCTGTGCTTTTCTTCTTTAATCATTACAACTAACTCCTTTAGGTAATTCAAACGGGGTTTTAAGTT